CGTATCAATACGCTGCCGCCTGAACTGCTTTCCAAAGTCAACATCATTCATTCGAGGTTCCGGGGGCTGGACCCTTCGAAGAAAAACATCCTAGTACTTCACGATCTGGCCCAAGACCCCGAGGTTGCGCACCTACGCGACGGTGGCTGGAAGAAGTTCACCGCTTTGGTATTCGTGTCACACTGGCAACAACAGCAGTACCACGACTATCTGGGTGTTCCTTTCAGCGCAGGATTCGTCATTCCGAACGCCATAGAACCTATGGAGTATCACGAGAAGCCCGACGACAAGATTCGCCTTATCTACTTCTCGACACCTCACCGGGGGCTAGAGATTCTTGAACCAGTCTTCTATGAACTCGCAAGGTCCTATCCGGAAATCGAACTCAATGTGTTTTCGTCTTTCAACCTGTATGGCTGGGGCGAGAGGGATAAGCCTTATGAACCCATGTTCGAAAGGTTGTCCAGACACCCCCAAGTCAACTATTCGAAGGCGGTTTCGAACGAAAGGATTCGAGAGGAACTCAAGCGCTCTCACATCCTCGCTTATCCGTCTATCTGGCCCGAGACTTCGTGTCTGGTTCTCATAGAATCGATGTGTGCGGGGCTCAACTGTGTTCATTCGTCACTGGCGGCGCTGCCCGAGACTTCGATGAACCACACCATGATGTATCCTTACACCGAGAATGTTCAAGAACACGCTTACGCATTCTATGCCGCTTTGCGAAATGCTATCGAGTTCGCGAAGGCAGGTTACAAGATGAACAGACACCATGCCGACACGCTGAACCACGTCTACTCTTGGGAGAGACGCAAGGCCCAGTGGCAGAACTTCTTGACAATCCTCACCGCATGATGTAGAAAGGGCTTCGAAGGAGATTCCTATGAAGCAACCAACAGCAAAGCCTCGCCCGAAGTTCGTTGACGAAAAACACATCGGTTCCGAGGTTCGGGATTGGACCAAGGTCCAAAACTTCGAAAAAGCAGTAGCGGCAAATCTGCATCACTACAACTACTACAACGATACCAAAGACGCAATCGCATGGGTCGTCGCCTGGGTGAAGAAAAATCGCCCGGGCGACCTCAAGGCTTATCTCGCCGCTGAAAACTGGCGGACAAGCATGAACCTCGGCGCTCTCTGCAAGATGCACAACGACGGCGCGGCTCTGCCCGAGAAATGGGTCAATCGCATCAACACTCGAATCGATGAAATCGTCAACATCGGTAAGGAAGACATCGAAGCAGAAAAGAAGACTTCCACCACAGCAGAGGCTCCACCCACCGAAAACAAGAACGAACTCATCCCCACTTTCGAAGAAGTGCTCGACAAGTGGAAGGAAAACGCTGACTTCTCTTTCTATGAAGAAATGAAGAAGCAGAACGTCGCTGCGACGCTGGCGAAGGTCGTCATTGATCGCTACACACCCCTTCTCAATGAAATCTCTGAACTTGTGTCCAAAAAGACACCCGAACTTGTGGAAGGGTATCGGAACCTCTCGGTTCGCGAACGCAGTCAGTATCTGAAGTTCATTCAGCGCATCATCGATGATGCGAACCTCTACATCAACTCCAAGAAAGCGACCCGAAAGCCCCGCGCAAAGAAGACGGTGGCCGCGTCTGCTCAAGTCTCGAAACTCCAGTTCCAGAAGGAATGCCCGACCTACAAGGTGTCCAGCGTTGATCCGCTAAATATCATCGGAGCGAACGAAGTCTACCTCTTCAACACCAAATATCGAACCATCACGCGGCTTGTCTCTGCACAAGAAACTGGGTTCACAGTGAAGGGAACGACCATCTACGGGTTTGACGAAACCAAGTCTTTCAAGAAGAAAATCCGAAAGCCCGAAGAGTTCTTCAACGACAATCTGAAATCCACACGGGCCCGGCTCGCGAAGGCTTTCGAGTCCATCAAGACGACTCAAAGCGCCGCTGTTGGGCGGACCAACGAAGAAACAATCCTACTGAAGGCATACAAGTGAACATCATCGACTTTACCGAAGCACTCAAGAAGCGACAGCAAGAAAAAGAAGAACTGGAGTTATCCGAAGCAGAAGCCATAGAGTATGACATCACCGACCTCGCTCTGTCTATCGCGGGTGAGATAACGGATGCAGCGAACGACCTCGGGTATCCAATTGGCCCCGACAACGACAAGTTCGCATACGACATACTTCTTCTGGTCGAATCTATCAAATCTCTGCTTTACAGGGCACTCGGAAAGGAGTATCCTATGCAGACCATAACAGAAATGATGTTTGAGTTGAGCGACCCCAAGGCTCTACTCAACGACTTCTTTGAAATCGAAAGCGAAGAATAATGATCCTCATTGACCTCAACCAGGTGATGATCGCGAATATCATGATGCAGATCGGAAATCACCAAAACGCGGAAGTTGACGAGTCGATGATTCGTCACATGGTCTTGAACGCCATCCGCTCATATCGCGTCAAGTTCCACCGAGAATACGGTGAACTGGTCATCTGCGCGGATGACAAGAACTACTGGCGCAAGAAAGTCTTTCCTTACTACAAGGCTGCGCGAAAGAAGAACCGAGAACAGTCCGAAATGGATTGGGCTTCCATCTTCAACGCTATGAACAAGGTGAGGCAGGAACTCAAGGACTACTTTCCATACAAGGTGCTGCACGTCGAAAGTGCAGAGGCTGACGACATCATCGGAACCATCGCGCACACCTACGGGACCGAACTAAACACGGGCGAACCTATTCTGATCCTGTCGGGGGACAAGGACTACATTCAACTGCACAAGTATGCAAACGTGTCTCAATACTCGCCTGCACAAAAGAAGTGGGTGAAGCACTCCGACCCCGAGAACTACCTTGCGGAACACATCATCAAGGGAGACGCGGGGGACGGCATTCCGAACGTCCTATCCGGAGACAACTGCTTCATCATGGGCATTCGCCAGAAGCCCATTACCGAGAAGCGACTCAAAGAACTGTCCGACATAAATAAGTTGGATACGGAAGTGAAGAGGAACTACTTCCGTAACAAATCCTTGATCGACCTTTCGGAAGTCCCCGAAGACATCAAGTCAAACATTCTCAAGCAGTTCGAAACCGAGAATGAAAACCGCAGAACCAAACTGTTCAACTACTTTGTCGAAAATCGACTGTCCATTCTCATGGAGTCGATAAACGACTTTTAATGGAGTTTCAATGCCAACCATCAGTCTCAGTGAGATAGTCACAAAAACGTGTCAGTTGCAATCAAAGCAAGAAAAAATCGACTGGCTCAGAAAAAACGATAGCCCCCAACTCAGGAACATCCTGGCTATCATGTTCAACAAGAACTTCAAGTTCCTGGTTCCGACCGAAACACCTCCACCGTATACCCCCTCGCCACACGTCGAATCTCATGGTATGTTGTATCGTGAGATTCGGAAGATGAAATACTTCATCGCTGGTTACGGCGGAGAGAACATCCCAAGAATCCGAAGAGAAGCGCTGTTCATACAGATGCTCGAGTCTGTAGATCGAAACGACGCCGAACTGGTCGTCAAGATGATTATGCAGACACCGCCCGAAGGGCTAGACGCCGATGCGATTCTAGAAGCCTTCGGCCCCATATTTCCGAAGCCGGAAGCCGCAGCAACAACCAAGAAGTCAAGAAAGCGAAATGTCAAAGAATAACAAGACGTTCGAAAAGTTTTCCGAGTGGTATGAAGACGAGTGGGAAAACGATGGGCGAGACGGCAAGCGAAAACGCAAGGATGACTGGGTGAAGCAAGCCCGCCGAAAGAAGGATGCAGAACGCGAAAGGTTCTTTGAAAACGATGAGTGAAATGTGTGAAAAGGTCATTCTGACCGACTGTGATGGCGTCCTATTAGACTGGGTCTATTCTTTCGATATGTGGATGAAGCGCCACGGTTACAAGAAAATCCGAAACGACACCTACGACCTACACGATTGCTATGGTATAGAGAAAGCACAGTCGAAGTCTCTTGTTCGAATGTTCAACGAGAGTGCCAACATCGGGTTTCTACCCCCGATGCGAGACGCAATCAAGTATGTTCGAAAGTTGCATGAAGAACACGGTTACGTTTTTCACTGC